ATACAATAAAGCTAATCCGGGGAAGCCGGGGCTTAAAGCCCCGCAGCCAGAAGGCGGTGCCCGTAAGAAGTCATTTTGCGCCAGAATGTCGGGCATGAAGAAGAAGCTGACATCTGCGAAAACGGCGAACGATCCGAACAGCCGGATCAATAAGTCGCTTCGGGCGTGGAAATGCTAAGATGGAGATGATGATATGGAACATCATTCTCAGCGGGATTGTCGCAGTGCTTGGCTTCATGGTGAAGGGCAAGTTTGATGAACTCGACCGTATTAGCATCCTGCTCAACAAAACCCGGGAGGAAGTGGCACGTGACCACGTCACCCGCGCGGAAGTTAACCAAACGCTCGATAGGCTCGCAGAGCGCATCGACAAGAGCATCCAGCGGCTCGAAGTTAAGCTGGACGAAATGAAGAAAGGCTGAGCCATGGTAATGAGTTCTAAGAAAATCGGTAAGATGGTTGGTGCTGACGTCGATAAGGCGCTGGCTAATATCAGTGCATCCACTCCCAAGCCCGATATGAAGGCCGACGACACAGTTAAAAAAGCTGCCGCACCGTCGCGTGGCATGACGTTTGCCGAGCGGTTCAAGTATGAGCGCATGGCGGCAAAAGCTGCGGGTCTAGACCCCAATAAGCAAACCTTCACATATAACGGTAAGAGCTACAGTACGCGCATGGCTGGTGAAGGTGGGAGCAAGCCAGCGGCCAAGTCCACTACCCCTAAGTCTTCTGCTTCCAGCTCACCCGTCGGTGATTTTTACCTTAACAAATACCCCAAGATTAAGGGCAACGCAGCGAATATTAGGGGCGTCTCTGCGGCTGAGTCCGCCGCCGCGCAAGCGAAGGCAGGAAGGTCAAACGTACCTGCGGGTAAGTCTTCCAGCGCTGGGCCACGCGATAATAGCGCTGCTGGCCGTCGTGCTCGTATGGGGAAAGTCTTCTCCGCTCTAAACCCGTTTGGGTATGCAGATAACGAAAAGTTTGCTGCATCGCAGAAGGCAAAAGGCTACAAAAAAGGCGGTTCCGTCGATGGTATTGCAATTCGCGGTAAGACCCGCGCCCCTATGAAGAAAGGTAAGTAAGATGCCCGCATACAAAGGTACCAAGGAACTTCCGAAAGCCAGCAACAAGCAGGCTCGGATGATGTTCACGTCCATGCAAAAGGACCGTGAAGCAATGGCGAAGGGTCGCCCTGATAGCGTCCAACGCGGTGAGAAAGGTGAACAAGCTTCTATGAAAAAGATGAAAAAAGGCGGCATGGCCGACAAAGCTGGTCGTGCTCTCGTGAAGAAGTCGGCTGACACAATGGGTCGCGCAATGAAGAAGTACGCCAAGGGCGGTTCGGTTTCGTCGCGTGCTGACGGCTGCGCCACCAAGGGCAAGACCAAGACCAAGATGGTTGCTATGAACAAAGGCGGTATGTGCTAATGCGCGCTAGTCGGGGTATGGGCGATATGAAGGCGTCCAAGATGCCCAAGGCGAAAACTATTCGTCGTAAGGATAACCCCGACGACGTGACGGTCTATGCCAAGGGTGGGAAAGCAAACTTTATCCAGAAGGCTATCAAGAAGCCCGGTGCATTGCACGAGCAGATGGGTATCCCCAAGGGTAAGAAAATCCCGGCTAAGGCACTTGCCAAGGCCGCCAAGGCTCCCGGCAAACTGGGCCAGCGTGCTCGGTTTGCTCAGGTGCTGAAGGGCTTTAAGAAGAAGTAAATGGCACGGTCGGACGAACCTAAGTGGAAACGCATTGTCGCTAGTGTAAAAGCTGGCGACAAAGGCGGTAAGCCGGGTCAATGGTCCGCCCGCAAAGCCCAGCTTGCGACCCAGCGGTACAAGAAGTCTGGCGGCGGCTATAGCGGCCCAAAGACGGAAGCGCAGAAATCCTTGTCTAAATGGACCAAGGAGGACTGGGGAACCAAGTCGGGCAAGCCGTCTACTCAGGGCCCTAAAGCTACAGGCGAGCGGTATTTGCCAAAGAAGGCACGTCAATCGCTGACATCTTCCGAATATGCTGCTACAACCAAGGCGAAGCGCGAAGGCACAAAGGCGGGCAAGCAGTTCGTCAAGCAGCCTAAGACTATCGCCAAGAAGACAGCGAGATTTAGATGACGACATCCGGCACCACAAACTTTAATCTCGATTTAAATGAACTGTTCGAAGAAGCCTTCGAGCGGTGCGGTGCCGAGATGCGCACGGGCTACGACTTCCGCACGGCGCGACGCAGTTTGAACCTGCTTACCATTGAGTGGGCAAATAAGGGCATCAACCTCTGGACGCTCGAGCAGGGTTCAATCGACATGAACCAAGGGCAGATCACCTACGAACTGCCTATCGACACCATCGACCTGTTCGATCACGTGATCCGCACCCAGACAGGCCAAGCGCAGACGGATATCAACATCAACCGCATCAGCGCTGATACGTACCTCACGATCCCCAACAAGAACGCCCAAGGGCGTCCTATCCAAGTGTGGATTAATCGTCAGTCAGGTGCAACTTATCCAACAGGCGGACAACCTGCGGGTACGAACCCAATTACTGGTATCGACCATCCGACGATTAATGTGTGGCCTGCGCCAGATCAGAGCGACTATTACACGTTCGTCTATTTCCGCCTCCGCCGCCTTCAGGACGCTGGTTCGGGTACGACGACGCAGGATATTCCGTTCCGTATGCTGCCCCCGCTTGTGGCTGGCTTGGCTTATTACATGTCGCTTAAAATTCCCGGAGCGCTCGAACGCTCTGCCATGCTCAAAGCCATGTACGACGAGACTTGGCAGCAGGCAGCAGACGAAGACCGTGAAAAAGCACCGCTGCGCCTCGCGCCGCGTCAAATGTTCTACTAAGGAGATAACGTGCCTAATCGGTTCGCCTCTGGTAAATATGCGATTTCGCAGTGTGACCGCTGCGGCTTTCGCTATAAGCTGAAAGAACTGAAGTCGCTCGTCATCAAGACGAAGAACGTCAATATCCTTGTGTGCCCGACGTGCTGGGAACCTGACCAACCGCAGCTTCAGCTTGGCATGTATCCGGTGGATGACCCACAGGCTATTCGCAATCCACGCCCCGATACGACCTATTGGCAAGCTGGTTTGACGGGGTTACGCACTCAGCCAGTCACGCAACCGACTGAGGATATTGACGCATTTGGTACGCCTTCCGGGGGTAGTCGTGTCATTCATTGGGGGTGGGACCCAGTGGGCTTTCAAAACCCCTTGGGTTTATGGGGTCTTCCTGATACATTAGTAGCTAATGGTCAGGTTGGTACGGTAACTATTCAAACGACGGAGAATTGACATGGCTAAGGGTGGCAAGACTAACGAGCAGATGAAGAAGCTTGGACGTAACCTCGCCAAGGTGGCAAACCAGAAGAGCGGCAAGAAGCCGGTCAAGGATATGGGGAAGGTGGTTAAGAATGGCTGAGTATAATCAACCGAAGCCCGCCCACAATCCGCTGGGCAATAATGGCTACCCGAACAACGTGGCTAATACCCAGACCGTGAAGACACGCGGAACCGGTGCGGCTACTAAAGGCACGAATAGCAGCAAGAAGCTCGGCTAATGAACTACGCTCAACTTGTCGAAACGATTAAGGGCTACACCGAAAACGACTTCCCGGACACGGCGGGGTCGGGTGGGCTCACTTCGACTGAGCAAATTAACACGTTCATTGTAAATGCCGAAGAGCGCGTCTTCAATATGGTTCAGCTTCTGGACCTGCGTAAGAACGTCATCGGTAATGTCACAGCCAACAACAAGTACCTTTCGGTGCCGTCTGATTGGCTTGCTAACTTCTCACTGGCTGTAATCGACCCAACATCGGGCGAGTATGAGTTCCTCCTCAACAAGGATGTAAGCTACATCCGGTCCGCTTACCCGTCGCCCACAGACACTGGCAAACCGCTCTACTACGCCTTCTTTGACGTGGATTCGTACATTCTTGGCCCCACGCCGGACCAGAATTATCAGATGGAGCTTCACTACTTCTACTACCCGCAATCTATTACGGAAGCAGGTACGTCGTGGTTGGGTGATAACTTTGAGAGTGTGCTTCTTTACGGCTCGCTGTTAGAAGCGTATACGTTCATGAAAGGCGAAGCTGACGTTATCGCGCAATACCAAAGACGGTATGACGAAGCGTTGGCAATGCTCAAGCAACTGGGCGAAGGCAAAAATAGGCAGGATATGTATCGCTCCTTCTC